TATTAAAACCGATTGAAGAATAGTTGACTTTTGGTGTATGAAACTTAAGGTCTATTAGGAATTTGGGGCAACTATCATTCTCTCCAAGAATAAAAAATCTATCAAAACGAGTTGCCCCTCTCCCTTTTTATAACTGCCAAACCCTACCTTACCAGGCAATACCCCGCCACAACGCACCCTACCCCACCATAACTGCCAAACCTTACCTTACCAGACCATACCCGACCTAGCCCCGCCACTCCGACCATAACCCGCCTCAAAACTACTCTTCTAATTTATCTCTGAATTGTGTTAATTGATCCGATAAATCTCCTATAAATTCATGGGCTTTTCTTTCATAAGTGCATAACGTAGAAAGTTTTCTTTGAAAGCTTTTAATCGTGTATTCTAATTCAGTTAAAACTTGCATGGTTAACTTCTTATCATCTAATACTTCAAGAATAGGCAAATATTGACGTTCGCCGCCCTTTGTGACGTTAACAAAAGCTCGCAATTCAGGTTTTTCTTTTTGTCTTTCAACAGTAACCGAAGCGATTAACTGACGTGCTTGCTGTAAGCGGTGTTGATCTGCGGCTTTTTTGTCGTTCCATTCAAAGTAACGATGTAATGGCGAGTCTTTTGCTTCCGCATAATCTACAACATGAGTAGGTGTTATAGTTCCGTACAGGGATTGGACGTGAATCAACTCCCCATACAAAAACTCGCTTTGACTCGGTTGTTGTTGCACATTACTCATTGTTAAACTTACCATCAATATCGAAGGTTCCCCAACTACCATCTTTCTCTGGGCGATACTCCCCCACACCTACAGAAAACCCCGCTAGTCGCACAAGCGTAGCTAATTGATTTGCGGAAATACGATTTGGGTTAAAACGAATACGCAAATTAGCTCGCCAGTTTGGAAACTCGGCACGATAGCGCACATCTGCTGTTTTGCCGTTTAGACGTACCATGTCGGTACGCATTCGATGCTCCCCTTCTATCGGGACTAAATCGTCCATGACTTGGAACATGGAGCGAGCTTCGGTCATTTTCATATCAAGACCTTGAGCCGCACGTACAAGACTTTTCTTAAAACCGCCGCCTGGAAATCCAGGTGTGCCATCATCGCAATAATGAATACACGCTTCGTACTCAGCTTGGGGGTCTCTTTTGCCTTTAACTTCAAGAGAATTGCTTTTCTTTTGTTGTTTGTCCTCGATTTGCTTGCGGGCCTTTTCCGAGAACTTGTGCATGACAAGTCTGTTGGTTCCAATGATTGGAAAAACAACGATGTCTAAATTGAAATCGGGGATATTTATATAATTTCCCAACTTGTTTTCTTTTTTTGTTACTATCTTTGTAGCCATAATTTTCTCCTTTTTTTAATATTATTTATCTAGAAACCAATCCCACTGTATAAAGACCATCGACTTGTTTTAACATCGTTGGTTTACAGTTCTGTTTATACAAAGCACCCCTCAAGCCATACGCTGTTTTATAATCCAGATCAGCAATAGCTTTACCTGGTTCTAAGGCTTCCAGGTATTCAGCGTATTTAGATCGTTTAGGTATTTTATTCAGTATTTTCATGAACCACCTCTTTGATATTTAAGGTCTTTTGACGTATGGAATAAGCTTCCTTCGCAGGAACTACTTTTTCCTCTTGGGCCTTGTAATGTCTCATGGGCCATCTGACTTGATAACAGACCCTTTCGCCCTGTCTGTCCTTCCACAGTTCCCCGTAAGGATTTTCTTCCAACATAGCCATCACTTTAGCCGTTGCTTCTTTTTTAATATCCGTCCATTTCTTCATGGATTCAGTAGCCAGTTCAATCAATTCAATTTGATCTTCGGCTTCTTCGGGTAACTCAACGGGTTCAGCGTTAACTTCTGCCTGTTGCCAAATAGTCAAGGCTTCACTTGGATTAACGGGTGGATAGGGGTCTTTATTTTTGACCCTACGATCAAAGTCTTTAACCAGTTTATGAATTTCTTTTACCATCACTTCGTCCCGATGATAAATGAACATTCTTAAGGTGGTGGACTGATAAAGCACACACAAAACACCCCATTTCGCCCCTTCTATGTCCATTAAGCCTTGCAGTTGCATAGGCCCACGAAACAGCTTGGGTTCTTCTTCGGGGTAATCCCTGGTTACTTTGCATTCCAGGATAACCTTGTCTGACATTTCAGCTAGATTAGACCCCATGACATAAATGCCTTTAGCGGGATCGTGTTCTATACGCAGTTTTTCTCCTGCGAAGGCAAAGCCGTCCATTGAGCCTTGAAGCGGTATCTCCTGATGCTGTACGGCATAATCCACAGTTAAGTCGGGCATGAGTAGTCCCAAAGTGGACACACAACGCTCCAGAATGACGTTCTCAAATAAATCTCCCAACTCCATAGCCATCTTCTGTCCAGGGTTAGGATCAAATTCGTCTCTTACATTCTCTCCGTCTTTTGCTCTTATGGCCTTACTCAATAAGTTTGCCCTACTCATGTTTTCATAAGGACTTATCCCTGCAATACCAGAAAGGATTGAACAACTGGCCCCATAGTCCCATGTTTTCTTACCTACCATTTTTCTCTCCATACATTTCTTCGGCTATTTCATCTGCACTTGCACATGCTAGAAATGGCCTGGTTCTTAAATTAGTATAAATAGCGGTGTAGCCATTTTCGTAGCCATAACTAAATATACTGCTAACAGGGATTGTTTTTACTTTCTCCCCATAGAGAAAGGGTTTTATATACCTCACTGTTACAGTGAGTAATAAAGTAAAACTGCAAATCCAGTTAAGGAACCTGCAATTTCAAGGGTTGATAAATTAGCCTTAAATGATTTAGTAAATCTAGTTAATTTACTTGGCTTAATATATCTAGAATAGTTAATTCGCCTAGTAATGTAGGCACTTTTAACTTGATATATATTATACGAACCAAATAAGGCTAGCCATAGCGTATCAAACAGGTTTTTGCTACTAGATATGGAATCTTGGTATCTAGCAAAATCAACCACTTGGGACGCTTTATAGTAAGTACGTTTTTTCATCGTCTCTGTCTCTCCTATATATGTAATTAAGTTTTAAGTATTAATAGCAGTTAACTGACTAGCTTTTAGCAGTTAAACGGCCCCTTTATAATAATTTTCCTCTTTTGTGTCACGATTAGCTTTTGATTTTAATAAATAACTGCATTCTGCAATTAGCATACGAGCATGAAGCAACCGAAGATAAAGTGGAACTCTCTGCTTAGAAATTCGTTTAAATTGATCCAAACAGTGTTCCAGGACTTCTATCGTGTTCGTTATATGCTCTTTTTCTTCTAACGGGATCGTCAAACGCTTTGATCCAACGGAAGTGAGTTTTCGCATATAGTACTCATGGTCTGAATTATTCTTCATTTTCATTCTCTCCATTAAAATAAAAACATTGAACATAATAGATTATTTTTTTTGGCAAAAAAAGTTTCTACTATGATTTATTTTCTCCTCAATAATAAATTACGAACTGAGGAAGCATGCCACCGACCCCCTCGCCTGCTAGGGATATTGCGTTCATTCAAACGATGTGCAATTTCAACCAAAGTGGTTGCCCCTTTTGCTTCTATATCGGCCACAACGGGCAAGATAGTTTCAGCAAAATCTTTTGCCAACTTTCGATTCTCTTGATAGGCCAATTCCCTAGTCAAATCGAGTGAAGGCGATCCGAGTAAAACACCCTGCTCTTTTAATTCAGCGTGTTTCTTTTTAACGGATTCTGAAATCTTTTTTCTATTTTGTTCGGATAAACGAACCAACAACCCCATTTCAATGTGGTTGTGTCCACCGATATCGCAACCAATAATAGGAACTCCTGATTTTAAGCAAGGAATAATAAAGTTTATGGTCGATGCTAAATGCCCCATTTTAGGTAAAATTAATTTGGCTTTTTCGGCTTGGCATAAATTTAAAGCATCTGTGAGTTCTGGCCTAACGTGAGTTCTTTTTACAATTTCTTCGGTATAACGCTTGATAACTCTCCAGGTTCCTTTAGGTTTGCCGTTAAGTGTTAAACCCAATGTATGCCCTACTATGCTGTCAGCTTCCACCATACATATTCCGTTGGCTAGATACATGACGTGCTTACCATAAGACCGAATGGCCGTTGGTGGTTGATATGATATCTCCATTATTCTCTCCTAAAGAGAGGGTTTGTTTCTTAATGTCCCTCTTTGTTCTTGTAATTCTAAACACTTTTCTATAATTTACAATAATTATTACTACTATTTGATAAATGGAAGAAAATAAAAACATACCCAAAAGCAGACAGTTATACGTTGATCCTGCTTTACACACCGAATTAAAGGCTCTGGCACACTTTAGACAACAAGACATAAAGGTCATTGTTTGTAACTTATTGCGTAACGCTTTAGATAATTTAGAAAGAGACAGCGAGAATGGAGAAATTACCCACCTGGACAATAGCGGTCAGTGACGACCCATCTTATATAGCCAGGTCAAGTTCGCCCTGGTCTAAAGTTTGTGATATTGCTAAAGATACCACCCCTGCCCTTATATTGACTCATTTTAAACGCACTAAGGTTTGCATACCTTATTACGCATACAAGGGTTGTTTTCAAAACGACAATCGCATCACAGCGTTAATTCCTTTAGAGAATTTTTTACCAATTTTAACGGGGAAAGAAATATGACTGAATATACCGACTTAGTAGATAGGGCCAGATTAGAACTGGAAGCGGAAGAATGGGCCAAGAGTGTTAAATATCTACACTTAAATAATGGAGTGATTGAAAGAAAGTATCTGAATGGCGATACAGATTATTTGGACTGTAAAACAAACAAACAATGGAAAATCTTTAAGAATTTACCCAAACAAACGCTCATAGATCGCTTTAGAAGAAGGAATAGGAGTCATGGCTAACTACAGTGAGTCATTGGCCGACAATCCTTGCACTGGTCGTTGTAGTAATTTGGCTATCCCTGGCGATTCATATTGCTCTGGTTGTGGCCGAACCAGAGCCCAGATTGATACCTGGGATTCTATTTCCAAACACAAGAGAACAATGATTAATTGGCGAAATTGGGACAAAGGGTTCGATTTAAAACAAAAAATCAGGAAATTAAATGGTTCGGGTTAAACGGCATAAGATTTTTGTATATGACGAAAGAGCAAGACGAAAAAGAAAAAACAAAAAGACCAGTATCGGGAGTGGCCCTCGGTCTTTCGGTGGTGGCAGAAATAAACGTAAACCGAGCCGCAAGAAATATAGGGGCCAGGGATAAGGTTAAAAAGAATTAAAGATGCCACAAAGTAAAACCATCACTATTGAAGAAAACGAAGAAGAAGGAACTGTAGTCACAGTAGAACAGACTATGATTCAAGACCCACCCGAAGAGAGTTTAGAAATAGGCGGGGTTAGATTAAATACTGATCTGCCCTGGTATGCGGATGCTTCGATCCTGTTGGTTTTAATTGCCCTTATTTATATTGCTAAGAAAAACATTGATAAATGGTTCGACAAGAAAAAGAAAAAATGATCGCCGAACAAAGATTGTGGATAGCCGTAATAACTTTAGCCTTAAAGGATGCTTTAGGCATACATGCTAATAATGTTAATGAAACACAAAAGGCCAAGCGATGGCTTAACTTAAATAATAAAACTTTCGTGTTGGCTTGTGCGTTGGGTTTGTTAGAACCCGAATGGGTATTGCGTAAATACATTCAAGCAAAAGAAAAGAGAAAAGCTAATAACTACAAGACTATAACTTTAAAAAAAGATTTTTTAACCACTAGATAATAAAGGAGAAAATGATGATTGATCTAGGAATAAACGTAGGCGGTTCAGGTAACAACTGGATAACTTACAAACCTCAAGCCGATAGGTGGGATTATCCCGAAGGCGAAATTGATTTAAAGCACTTTGTTTTAGATCACAACAGTATGAAAGCAGGTTGGGGCAAATTAGGCCCAGGTATTGCTCCGAGTTGGATATGGGATAAAAAGTTAGGTTTACCCGATCCCAACCCAGGCGGTACACCCGAAGAAAAAGATGAATGGTCAAGAGGACTAAGCATTGAATTGTTTGTTAAGGGCGAAGAACCTTTTACCTGGCAAACTACGGCGAAAGGACCGATGAACGGCTTAAATGACATCTTTGCCGATGTGTGGGCTATTAAAGACGACAACCCAGGCAAGTTACCCGTACTTGAATACACGGGGTCGAGTAAGACTACCTGGAACTCTCGCATTCCAGAATTTAAGATACTTAAATGGGTGGATAGACCCGAAGAATTTACCTCTTCTCAATTAACTAATGGAGAAGATACAAGTTCTGAATTAAAGATAGAAGCTAAACAAAGCGAAGAAGAAATTCCATTTTAGTTTCCCCTATGAATGGAATCATTGAAGCGGCTAAGAGTTACTCTGCAATAGGGTTTCACTTAGTCGCTATGAAGGAAGGGACTAAAGGCCCGACTACTGCAAGTTGGCACACTAAAGGAATTGATGTTGATAAATTAACCGAACATCAAAATATCGGTTTAATTCACAATTTATCTAGTACCTGCTCAATAGACATTGACAGTCGGGATGATGCAGTAAAGGTATTTAAAAGCTATTTGGGATTAGACCCAATAGAAATGAAGAAGGTTTATCCCTGTTATCGGGGTAAACGAGATGGGATTAAGTTCCTTTTTAAAATGCCTAATATTGAGCATGTCGGGATCAAGAAGCTTACTTATAAGAACGATGCCGATATTGTTACAGTCTTTGAGTTGCGAGGGAGTACAACGGGAACGGGAGTAATGGACGTTCTGCCACCTAGCGTTCATACGCAGGGCCACAGATACGAATGGATCAATCCCCTACCCTCTCAATTCGCTGATATACCCGAATTACCCGAAAGATTGGTGGAACTTTGGCAGAACTTTGATGTTGAAGAACAGGGAATGTTGAATTGCCTGGGTTACTTTAAACCAGAGACAGTCAAGCGACAGCTAGAGCCTAATGTGGATTCAATAGATATTATTGAACGATTCAATTCTACTTATAGTGTTGAACAGATATTGGTTAAGCATGGTTACGAAAAGAAAGGCGAGAATCGTTTTTTATCTCCTCACAGTCAAACTAAAACACCAGGGGTTATTGTCCTGGAAGATGGCAGTATTTATTCCCATCATGCAGGAGACTTATTGGGCGATGGACATTCTCACGATGCGTTTGATGTAGAACGTATATTAAATGCTAACGGAGATTGGAAAAAAGCTTTTAATAATGCTCGAAGTGATTTGGGAATACCCTTAGTTACCTATGAAAAACCCATTGATGTCAGAGCCTTTAAGTTCTTCCATGCAAGCGAAGCGATAGAGCAAGCAACAGTGCCTAAATGGGTCATAAAAGGGGTCTGCGAGGAAGATTCTTTAATAGGTGTATTTGGCCCTGCCAAGAGTGGTAAGTCCTTTATAACAGTCGATATGGCCTGTTGTGTGGCTACTGGAAGAGATTGGCATAAGAATAAAACAAACGAAGGATTGGTTTTGTATTTAGCAGGAGAAGGCCATAGAGGATTGAGCCGAAGATTATTAGCCTGGGAAAAAGTAAACGACCCTAACCCAATTACTGATCCTGGTTCAATATTAAAAGATTCTAAACTGTATTATTCAGAGCGAGGAGTACAGATATTAGACGAATTAGACGCAGAAATGATGCGTAATGAAGCCTTAACTCTGGTCGATACTTATGGAGAACCACCTAAGTTAGTGGTGGTTGATACGTTAGCCAGGAACTTTGGCCCAGGTAATGAGAACAGTACCGAAGATATGAACCGATTTGTCGCCCAAATAGATCGTTATATTAGAGAAGAATTTAGATGTGCTGTAATTTTAGTACATCATACGGGGCATGGTCATTTAACCAGGGGACGGGGATCGAGTGTCTTACCTGCCGCTTTAGATTGGGAGTATAAGGTTGAAAAGGTAGATGATAATGAAGAACAAGATTGGGCCTTAAACTTTGAACAGACTTTAGTTAAAGATGGTCGTCCTTTACCACCCATGCGATTTAACTTCCAGGAGACGGAATTTCATCACTTATTAGACGAAGAAGGCCAACCCACTACGTCTGGAGCATTGGTTTCGGGGATATGGAGTAAGACTAAGAAAAAACGAGAATTGGGTAAGAACCAACAGATAATATTAGACACATTAAAGAATATCTACGGCAGTAAGGTTAGAGAAGCCAGAGCCAGTAAAGAAGATGTGTTTGAGGTGTTTGTTACGCAAAAAGAACTCAAAGAAGCTCTTAATGATATGTCGAGTGGTGGTCTAGCTAGTGCAAAAAAATCATTAATAGAGGATCACGAATTGATCGAAGAGGTTGGCAGAGAGCAATACGTTCCGAAGGATA